CATACAAATGATGGAAGCCTCTATAGAAAAAACAGGCGACGCTAGTGTAAAATCAATACAAGACGCTATAAAGCAAATAGAGAAAATCAAGATATCATCTAGCGATCCTGAAAAAGCGAATGAGATTCTAGGACTAGATGCAGTAAAAAATAGATTAGGCGACAACTTAAAGCCCGAGACTATCGGCGGCAGAGTATTCAAAAAACTTACTAACGTAGACTTAAGAACAGAAAAAGCATCACAAGCATTTTCTGCTGAAAAACTATTTGGTCTCGCTCCTAGTAAAGAAACTCAAATAGAAAGATTAGAGCAAACAGCTAGAGAAGAAGCAGAAGTAAAAGCTAAAGGCGATGCTGGCTCTACCGCAGTCAATGCTTTAACACAAGAATCTGAGTCTACAGAGACTGTATCTTCCAGTGAAGCTAAAGGAAGTCAGACATCTGAGTCTACAGAGACTGTATCTTCCAGTGAAGCTAAAGGAAGTCAGACATCTGAGTCTACAGAAACTATTAAGCCTACTGTCACTAAAAACGCAGAGGGTGGAGAAGCCTTTAAAACTGGAATAGACAGAGAATCTTCAGACAACAAACAAGTAGAACTTTTAGAAGCTATCTTAGCACAACTAAAAGACATGGGCGAGATGAACAGTGACGGCGATGACGGCCTTGATCTTCCTCCCGGACCTAGGCGTAGAAACAGAAGAAGAGGACCTAGAAACAGAAGAAGAGGACCTGGAAACAGAAGAGGTCTCAATCGTAGTAGTACAGTCAAACCAAACGTCAAGCCTAAAACATCTATGCTAAGCAGAGCAGGAAAATTAGGACGGGGCTTAGGAAGATTTGCAAGATTTGCGGGGCCAGTTGGTCTTGCTGTGTCTGCTGGCATGGCAGTAGCAGACGGCGTTTCTGGATTCACCGCAGATGAAAATGCAACTACGGGTCAAAGTTTTCAGAATGCTGGAAGAAATATAATGTCTGGATTGACCTTTGGTCTTGTAGATTCTACACAAGAAAAAATGGAAGATGGTTCATACCAACAAGATAGAATTCTTGAAGCCGCCGAAGATGCAGGATTTTATGATAAAGATTATATGGGGAAAAGTGAAATAGACAAGACTAAGATTCAAGATGCTAGTATACCTCAACTACAAGCTATATTAGCAGACGATGACCTAAGGCCTCAAGATGTAAAATTTGTAGAAGATTTGATTGTAAAAAAACAACAAACTTCTGCTAGTCAGTTACAGGAAGAGAGATCGGTGACTCCTTCTGTGTCTACTGGTAAAAATGATGGCAGTGACAGCGAGCGGCCAGCAGGCGAGATGAGTGTTATGGATGGATATGTTCCGAATCCAACATCTCTACCAGATGTTTCACCTATTCCACCACCCACAGGAGATGCTGTTAATAATATGACAGAAGCTACAGCTGCTCAATCAGCTCAATCAGCTCCTACTGTAATCAATAATATCACAAACAATAATACTTCAGGATCTCAATCAAGTCCTGTTATGGTAGCACCGACTACTCCTAGAAACGCAACTAACTCGTTTATAGATTTTCAAAAACAGCAATATACACGAATATAAAAAAAGGGGCCATTGGCCCCTTTCTCGTTTGACTAATTACTAGTCATCCATTGCTAGTTTAGCAAAGTAAGACATTGTATCGTCTTCGTCATCTGCAACAGCCTTCGCCGTTTCTTGGCGACTCTGATCTGCCGTTGTAACATCCTTTAAGAAACTATCGTCAGAAGAATCACCAGTAGTTGCTGAAATGCTTTCGGCAGTTCCAACTCGTGATGATGAGCCTAGTACGAAGTCTAGCTTCTTCTTCAATTCTTCATAAGACTTGAAGTTGCTCGGAGCAATGATTTCTGCGAGTGAGTGCTGCTGCTTCCAGATCGCTTCGATTGCTTCATCGCTTTCTGCTACAGGGCTAGGAGCTGCGAACTCTGACTTGTCGTAGTTGCGATAGCCTTCTACTTGACGAATCTTCAGTTTGAAGTTAGCGCCATCCCAGAAGTCAAATGGGTTCATTGGATCTTCGTCTTGGAACTCAGGCTGCATAGCGTCCTTGATCTTGTCGAAGATTTTCTTACCGAACTTGTAAAGAAAGACTTTACCGTTGTTAGAAGGATTGCCTGAATCTTCTACGACTAGAATGTTAGCGTAGTATGAGAGACGGCGCTTCTGCTTACGAGCAACATCTTTGTTAGCTTCTACACCGCTGTTCCAAAGCTCTGAGTTGAGTTCTGATACAGGGTCAGTTTGCTTGAGTGTAGTAAGTGAGTTTTCGATATACCACTTACCAGTAGGGCCTTGAAATCCGTGATTCCAAAGTTGCGCCCAAGGCATGTCTTCGCCAGCGGGTGCAGGGAGGAAGCGAATAACAGCATAGCCGTTACCTGCTTGGTCTACCGTAGGCTTCCATTCTCGGTCGTCACCCTTGTTACCTTGTTGGGGTGAATCGAGCTTTTCAACTTCCTTCATGAGTGAATCGAAGTTGCCACGAGCCTTGCGTAGATCAGATAGTGAATTAAACGACATATGATTTCTCCTGTGTATGCGTTGTATAGTTGTATTGCGTTATATAGCGTTGTATTATTTTGTATAAAGGTCTTCAAATACATCGTCTATCTTTGATGTATCCATCTTATTTATACTCTTCAAATGCCTGTCAATTTTCTTTTCAGGACGTTTTTCAATGCGCTTGATGCGCTTTTCTTGCGGTTTAAACTTATTAGATTTACTCATCACCGTAAATTGAAATCAATTTCTCCATATGTTGTGAATTAATCTTCTCTTTGTCAAAACGAACAAAGGGTTTATACTTACTAACAAGAAGACAAGTATCCTCTAGTACAAAATCATCTTTGTACTTGTCAACAAAGGGACGCAACTTTTCTAACATGACTACTGTTTCTAAGTTAATGTCTCGTCCCATAATCATTCTAAAAATTAGAGGATGACCGCCTTCGTGTATCGCAGACTTAACTCCGTCCTTCTCCATTCGAAAAAGAATATTATCTAAGTCTGTACTGAAATTATACAACATTCTTTGCTTACTTGTCAACCATTTTTTGTGAGTTTCTAGTAGACCGGCATCAAAAATGCCTCCCCACTTATCACCGCTGACAAAGTTAGCAACAAGAATGTCGATAACCTCAGACCGTTTAAAGTCCCTCGCCATCTTACGAATAGATGTTAAGTCTTTTCGTTTCAGGAAAGTTTCTTTTTTTGCACGAACAGCACCTTTAGTTTTGGTGATGTCGTAACTCTTGGTAGTAAAGTGTAATTTGAGTGCTAAGTACACTTTATAAACTTCAAAAGGTTCCATATTAAAGAGGTAATTTATTTGCCTTCACCTTAAGTAGATTCAATTCTTGTGCTTCTGCTTCTAGTTTCTCTTTGAGACTAGAACTGAGTAACTTGTTTACGCTTTCAATTTCAATATCATTCTTCGTGCAGTATTCTATCAGAATATCCATGCAAGTAGACTTAGTATGGACTGCTCGTCTTTCAATGTGCTGAGAAAACTCGGCAGGCGTATTGAACTTCTTTGTTATAATAAAAACATCGGTAACTTTGTCTGAGTTTGCCATAAATTCGTTTACTACTCTAATTGTCAATCGTATTCTCCTTCACCCAGTTCTCAATGTAACTGAGTACATCATTAGGACATTCTATATAAGGATTCTTGCAGATTGTTGTCTGCGCTTCTCCCGGTTTATCAAAACTATGAACGATTGAGGTGTTAAATGCTTGAGCAATTGATAGTATAGTCTTAGGAGAACCCTTGCCGAAATGTACTTCTTCGAGGATTCTAGGATCTACTAACAGTTGCAGTATGCCTTGTACAACATCATCAACATGTGTAAAGTCTCTTTCTTTGCTTCCGTTGCCAAAAATAGTAAGAGACTTTCCTGCCAAATAATCTTTTTTAAACTTTCGTATTACTGTGCTATAGGGACCGTAATCTGCTTCACCTGGCCCGTACACATTGTAAAAGAACATCTTCATGAACTTTAGGTCGTACAATTCCTTGTACAAGTCTAGTATTCCTTCACACGCTGCTTTGCTCCAAGTATAAGGATTAACTGACTCTTTATACTGTGTGCTTGAAGATGTAGCAAAGAATAAGATAGTTTGCCAGTGTCTTGCCCAATCACAAACAGCAGTAGTTGTAGTTATATTATTATCTATAGTGTCTCTAGGCTCTTCAAATGAGCGCCTAACACGAGGACTATTTGCTAGATGAATAATACCAAGTGGTCTGTTGATTTTTTCAGTTAAGTCGCACTTAGCAACGTCTTCAAAAAAATACTGGACATTAGGAAGATCAAAAACATAATCACCCTGTCTCATATCGTCTACGACATAAACGCCGAAACCAATGTCGGCTAGTCTTTGAACGACATGAGATCCTATAAATCCACATCCACCTGTAACTACAATACTTGCTTCTTCATTCATAATACTTATTATACACTATGTG